TGGATTTTAAGAAAACCCTCAATTTTGTATGTTAATTGTATTCCTGACATTTAATCGCCTCTTGTTTGAACCAGAACTTCTTTAGTTTCCGGGTCTGTAATCTTTAGAAATGAACTGAAATAGAACCCACCGTGTTCATCGGGTTTAGGTCCTATTTCTTTCTTATTTTCTACTGGTTTCTGTTCACTCATCATATTATTTATCTTTTAGGCGTAGTCTGCTTTTAAGAAGTTTGCACTAAAAGTGTTACTAATCTGTAGAGGGTCACCTAATACAGGGTTATAAACCTTAGAATTCCATGTCTGATTGTAGTCTGCGTCCGGTAATTTATCCTGACTCAATGCACTGTAGACATTAGCGTATGCAGGAATAAAGTCTCTTTCACCTGTACCGTTAGCTCCACGCTGTAGACCTGTGATAGTGTTGTTATCAAAATCAACAGTAGTGAAACGGATTTGTTCACCTGCTACATATAACAAGTTGCCCAAAATCAATGTAATAGTGACTGTATCTCCTGCATTGACTCCTGAAGTAATGTTCAATACTGGAGCAGTATCAAGAATACCTACTGAGTAGCTACTGCTTGGTAGTGTTGTATTGCCGTTCTTAACGATGACTTGAGCAATTGTACGCTTATCAACTTCTAGACCAATAGTAGCTACTCCATTGACTAATGCAGGAACTACGTCAGTTTGTACTAGGGTAGAAGTCAATTTAGACACATCTTCAACATAGATGATAGAATCTGTATTTTGCAACGGTCTAGTCAACCAAGTTGTTGTCAAGGTGTTTGCACGATATACTGATGGAATACCTGACTTGTTAACATTCAATATGTAAGTTTCCTCATTTGGTGTTGCTGTCGGAATCATATTAGTAATGATAACTGCATCACCTGGATTGATTGTATGCAAGATACTCAAGTTGTTGTTAGGATTCAAATACAATGAACTTGATGGGATTCTGTAACCGTTAACAGATACCCATAGACGATCTACATTGTCTTGTTCCCATTGTGAAACACCAAAATCAACTGTTGCATTACCCAATACAAACTCGTCACCTTCATATGTTTGAGACACTGTAAACTCGGTTGCACTAGTAATTGCTTTGATATAGTACTTTGTACCGGCAACTAAGTTTGTGCCTGTCAATGTGCCGGAGAAGTAGACTGGAGTATTCAACTCTAATACAGATGTGTCTCCAACTGTAATCTTGTTACCAGTAGCACTAGTTTGAGTACCTGAGGCACATGTTAATGTAAATGTCGCATCTAACCAAACATATCCGCCACCAGTGTATGCAGATACGCCAATCACTGGACTATTTACTGCATTTAGTGTTGGACTGTATGGTGTATAGTACAATTGAATTGTAGTAGCGTTGATTACCTTAGCATAGTATGTATTGTTGTTTAGCTGTATTGAACCAGTTACACTATTGATACGTACAAGGTCATTTTCTTGTAAACCATGAGGTATACCAGTACCAACTGTTACTGCTGGATTACCACCAATGAACGCAACCATTGAACCTGATGCGTTAATCAATGATACTGATGCACCATATTGATCCTTAACAGTAAATGATGTACCGCTAGTTACAGTATCTACAACGTAAACTGTGCCATCTGTTGCAATGTTACCAAATCCAGTTCCTTTGAATACCACACTCATACCAGACGCAACACCTGATGTTGTTCCGCAATCGATAGTATTTGTGCCAGAATTTGTTTGTGAGCACAATGTTGTTTGCACCGGTGCCGCAATCGTTGTATTAATATCAATGATATTAGCTACGATAGCAGGGTTGATATAACCTGTCATTGCTCCTGTTGCTGTTGTCAATGAGAATACTGGTCCTCCAATTGTCTCAGAGATAGTGAATGTAGTTGGATCAATGATACTTGATACATAGTAGTATTTGTTAGCAGTGATTCCACCAAATGTTGGTGCAGAGAACACAATAGCCAAGTTAGGTACTAAACTAGATGTGTCTCCTGAACTTAATGTTAGATAATCTGGGCTAGGTGAGAAATAGTCACCATAACCAACACCTGCGGTTCCAGTACCAGATCCTGCACCAGTAGCAGTGAATATAACACCAACTGTATTACTAGATGCACCGATCAATGTAAAGTCAGTGGTTCCAACTGACTGAATTTGATAGGAAGTTCCTACTATAAACTGACCGGCTGTTACAAGTTCATCGAATGCCGACTGGTGCGTAGTAGCACCAACATGTATTGTTGTGCTTGATGATCCTGCAAACGTTCCACCGTATGTAGTGTTTAGATATTGTCTTTCAGTTAAATTGAATGACGTAACTGCTAATACATCTCCTGCAACTAGACTAGAATTCAAATATAGAGTTCCAGTATTATAGCTGATAGTATAGTCACTTAGGTTAACTAAGCGTAATCCATTCTTTTCAACTACTGCATTATTAGCATTGTCACCACCTACATAGTTAGTTAATGTAAATTGTGTTTCACCACCTTGTGCAGTAAAGACTTCTGTTAATGGCACAGAGTAACCATACTGCAATGGTTCTGTTTCACCAAAGACAGTGAATTGAACAAAATCATCAGTTTGATTGTATTGATTGGCAAAAATCATTTTTGCAGTAGTACTGTTATCCACTGGGGCAAATGCATAGTCACCAACGATACATGTTGCAAGACCAGTTGCATCAGTCAATTGTAGAGGATTTCCAGGATTATTAGGATCATTAATAGTAAACTCGTTATTATCAATCACTTCTAATATAGTGTAATGTGTCAATGGATCGATACCATCGAAGATACCGTTACTAAATGTGATAGCGTCTCCTGCATAGAATCCACTAGTGGTTGTTACAACAACTGAATTGGTGCTAGCTTTTGTCTGTGAAACAAGAGTTTGATGACCAAATGTCAAGATGTTACCGTTATGAATAACGATTGGATCAGTCCATGCAACATCGATTACTGGAGAAATAACTGCTTGCATGATGCCAGAATCATTTGCAAGAACAAATGTTGGACCTGCTAAACCATCAACAATCGATGCTGAAACCGTGATGCGACTAGTTACATAACTAATAGTTTTCACATAGTAGTATGTATCCAATTGTAATCCACCTAACGCATCGCCTTGGAATGTAATTGCCTGGTTTAATACAAAATCAGATACATTGTCGCACAAGATTGAGTCATCCAATGCACGTGTTGATGTACATAGTACTTCTTGAGGCATAGATCCTGGACGAATAACACCTGAACCATTAAATCGACTTGCGGAGTAATTACAGTTCAATGGAATCTCTGTAAAACCTGTTGTTTCGTTCAAGATGAACGGTACAACTTGTGAGTTTGACTTCACTAATTGATCTCCGTTACCAACTTCATACAAATCAACAATCAGTGCATGGTTTGCATCCAAATGACTGTTCAACGTGATGACTTTGTTGACCCAATCTACAGTAAATCCGAATATTCTTACGCTTAGACCTGTTGTTAGATTCAAGTCATACAATGAAATTGTAGCCGGATCTTGTACAACATTTAAGAATGAATATTGAGTTTGTGTCAATGTAGCAGGTGTCATTTGAGTTGATACTACGTTGAAACCTGTATGTCCATATTCACCTACTGGCCAGTTAGTACCAGGGCGAGTATTGACAATCATAGTTAGATTATCTGATACTACACCGGGAACTAGTTCTTCTGGACCGTAACCTGCTGTAAATGTGTCACCTTGAACAGTATAAACTGTAGGTTCAACGGTGTATACACTAGATGAAGTCCAAGTAGTTCCATTGCTACTAGAAAGGATAGTATTGTTGTCACCAACTATTACAAATTCATGAGTATCAGAGTTATATGTAATACCATTTAGATTATTAGTTGTATTTGATGTGCGTACTGTCCATGAAGTTCCATTTGAACTTGTAATGATAGTACCATTGTCGCCAATCGCAACAAACAAACTATTTCCATATATCACATCATTGAATGCAGAAGAAACTCCTGTAGTACGTTGTGTATATGCTGATGGTGATGTGCTAGTAAACAAGTTACCTAAAGTGCCTGCAAAAATAATCAAATCATTATTGCTATAGACAGTGTTTAATGTTGCACTTGTAATTATAGTAGTAATACCATCGTTAATTAATGTCCATGTAAATCCATCAGTACTAGACAATATAACAGAAGATGTTACATTGTTAATAGTCCAATTGCCTACTGCTAACCAACCAGTAAATCCTGTGTTGTTTACATAATGAACTGAACGTAGTACTCCATTATGAGGTAGAGCATATGTTTCATTCCATGTATAGCCATCTACACTAGTTACAATGTTTTCACCAACTGCAACCCACACACCGTTATTGTAATCAACGCTGTTTAATGATGTTGACTGTACATGTACGTTACTTCCACCTGTAGTAGTGTAGGTGACGCCATCTGTGCTTATGTACAATGGAGTAGCTACGTTATTTGTAGTAATTACATATAAACCACCTGCATAACGTATATCGGTTACATTGATTGTTGAATTTGCAATTTTATTGATAGACCAATTAGTAATGTTATCACTAATGATAGATGCAGAATAATCAGGTGCGTTAGATACACCTACATATGCCAATCCGTTCCATGCAACAGACATATTGTTGATGCTTGTTAGATAGAAAGCTTGGTCTGACAACATTGTATCTAATGTGTACTCGTCAGCTGGAGGGAACGCATTATCCAAATATGTGTTGTTAGGATAAGTAATTCCTGAAACTAGTTGAGTTAAGTCTAAACCAGGCATATTAACTGTTGGCTGATAGTATCCAACAATACGATCTAATTCATTTAGTCGACGGTCACCACTATTCATTAGGGCCCACTTGCCTACGATGAACTCATTGTCGTTGTTACTGACTACACATTGCCAAACTTGGTTGTTGTACTTTACGATACTTTGATTGAAGTAGAATGGTTCTGGTAAGAATACATAGTCACCTGAGCCATACTTAGCTTCTAACACTGTACCGTCTACTGGTATTGTCAACAATGAGTTTTCATATACTTCCAAGCCTGTGTCGCTGACAACTTTTAAGTAGTATTGTTCAGTTAATCCTGGAGGCGTACCTGAAGCAATAGTACTTGTTATCGCACCATTAGCATCATATTCGACTACGTTTACTGTCAAGTCATTCAATGGACTTGTGCCACCAAAGTTTGTACCTGGGATAGTAATATTGTTATTGTAAGCGAATCCTGAACCTGCAGTATTGATTGTAACAATATATCCACCCAACTTATAGCTTACATCGAATGTAGGGGTTGATGTTGGATATTGTGTAAATGAAGTAACAACTGTGCTATCTGCTAGATTAAATGTTCCACCACCTAGAGTAGCACTAACTGTAATATATGGATCGTTACCTGTAACAGTCATAGATCCATTAGCAGTAGACAGAGTAAGTGTAGGACCACCTGGGTACTCACAAATTGTAAAGTGAGTGGAATCAGGAACAGATTTGACAAAGTATGTAATCAATGGTTCAGGGTTACCAAAAATACCACCTGTAAAGATGATAGGCATGTCTACATAGAAACCAATAGTACTTGTACATGTAAATCTATTAGTAGATGATGAACTGGATGTTACTTCAGTCGTAGTGACGCCCATAGATTTGACATAGTATGTTGTGCCTGCAAGCAAGTTACCAATATCAGCAGTAACTCTAAACGGCATATTGACATACATGTTTGTGGTTCCACTGTACAGCGCATTCAAGTATAGATAATCTGAACTTCCAACTGTTGCAACAGTAACTCTTTCAATTAGATTACTTACTGTACCAGAGTATCCAGCACCACCATTGTTAAACACACCTGATGTTCCATAGAATGTAAACTTCTGACCTGTAATTTGACCTGGGCTGATAGGTAGACCAACGTTCATGGTCATGTTACCTGTAGCTGTGAACAACTTAACAGTATTAATCTGGTCAGTAACTGTACAGTATGTATTATCTGCGGCTGCTACATTGCTTGTGATAGTAACACTGCCACCGTTTACTGTAGTAGAGACGGTAATCTTGTTTGTGCCATAATCTATAGTAGCGATGTAGTATACTAAGCCAGCGGTGATACCACCAAAATCAGTAACACTTGAACCAGCAATAACCATATCAGTAAAGATGACTGGGTCATTGATATTCAACGCTGAAGTTGCACTGACTTTGATGTAATTACCTGTCGTAAATGTCTGGGTAGCAGTTACTACAACTGGATTATTAGTTGTTGACATTGTAAATGTTTGGTCATCTATGACAGTAGTAACATAATACTTGTCGTTTGCAACTACGCCACCAAATACTTCGCCAGTGAATGTCAGTGGAATTCCAGGATAGAATCCTACAGTACCACCTTGGTTACCTGGTAACAATGGAGTAGTAATGAAGTTAGTAGATTTCTGTGTGGCAGTTACTGGCAAGATACCAGGATAGTCAATAGTTACAACCGCTGTGTTAGTAACTTCCCCTACAATAGCAGTTAATCCTGCTGTGGGGGCAGTTGCTGTGGTCAATACCACTGGGTTTCCATTACCATCGACTAACTTGAACTGTGTTAGTCCATTGATTGCACTGACATAATAGACAGTCTCATCGATCAATCCACCAAACTTAGCACCAGTAAACTTGATTGGCATGCCAATATAGAAACCAGTAGTTGGACCTACATAACCTTGATTAGGTGCTCCTCCAACACTAGGTGCGATAGTCACATAACCTGTGTTTGAAGTGTTTGTAACAATTCTAGTACGTGAAGACCATGTTACATTTCTATTGTTAGTTATACCTTGCAAGTAGAATGGTGCGCCTTGAGCACTTGCTAAAATGTCGCTGATAGGTGGTGTGCTAGATTCCAATGTTAGCGCAGAACTTGCAACTTGAGTTGTGTTTCTAAACACACCTGCGTAGTATGAACCATAATAATTACCAGGAGTCCAATCTTGAACCTGAGATGTATATGTAGTTCTATCAAAACGCATTGTGATTTGATTTTCACGAATTGGAACAGCAGTTGAAACACAGCTAGCTCTTGCGCTAATAGCAATGTTGTTGTTTAATCCTGAACCAGTATTCAACAAATCAACTCTATTTTGATCTTTTACTGCATCAACATATGCTGTATAGAATGCAATAACAAAGTTAGGAACTGTCTCTAGTACAGCAACATAATAGTATTCCCCTTCTTTCAACCCACCTACTGATGTTGTATTAGCGCCGACAGTGTAACGAACTAAGTCGCCTGTTTGAATAACTTGATTTTGAATAATAACTGTATTATTCTTCAAGTCAACATCAATATCAGAGAATGTGATAGTGGCACTAGGTTCGATTAAGATTTGTGGCAATACTGCATAACCTTCGCCTGGATCAATAACATCAATGCGTAGGATTTGATCCAAATTCATTACAGGTTGCAATATAGCAGGTCTCGTTGGTGCAGGGAATATGGTTGTGTCGATGTGCGCTGTTACCTTAGGAGGTTCAGTGTACCCGCGACCACCGTCTAATACTAATACTGCTGGCAAGTCAATAATAATCTGTTCGCCAGGGATATGATTACTGATTGGTGTGCCATTAACACCGCGTGTCAATCCATACAATATACCATATGCACGGTCAACACTAGAGTATGCAATCTGTTCTTCACCGATTTGAATTACACCATCAATTGGGAATCCATATACGTTGTCAACAGCCATCGAATTACTTGTCAATGTTAGATATGATGCTAGTGTTGTGATTGGATAGTTATTTACACCAGTGATGCTCAATCCATGATTGGTAAACCACTGGAAGTATGGTGCAGATTGCCATATAGGATCTGACGGTAAGTATTGGTTGTCACCACTTGGATTAGAATAAACTAATTCAGGTGTAATATATTTCTGCAAGTTTGTATTATATGTTGCTGGTAAATCAAAGTCGGTGACATTACCTTGCCACAAATCTGTTCCGGTATACTTGAATAGGAAGTCTTTGATGACTACATGGTATGGTTTTACTTCATTAATATACCCAGCCAAGAAGTCTTGGTTATCTGATTGGAATACTTTCAATGGCAGCAATTCACGAATAGTGTGGTCAACATCAATGAAACTAGTCTTGTTCAACCATGGAAGATAGTTTTGAGTTTCAATTGTCTCACTCATGATATAGTTGAACAATAAAACCAAAGCCTTGTTTCTATAGATACTCATGTCAGCAGGCAACTGCTCATTTATTGCACGAACAATATAACGTGTTTCCTCACTTGGATATGTGTCAAAAGGTGTTGTGTCAAAAAAGTTATCACCGAAACCTAAACGTGCAGTAGCATAGTCCCACAGTGAACTCTTAAATTGAATTGTACCATTCTGTAAACCAATACGATCCCATGTACTTGTTGTACCGTTGTAGATATAAGTCTCTTGTAGTCCTTGGCCGTTCTTATTAACAGTAACAATCAACCCATTTTGAGCATTGATAGTTGCTAAGTCATAATAAGACTGCACCAACATAGCGGAACGTGTATTGTTGCTATATCCAGTTGCCCACCAGTTTACAAATTCCCAATAATCAGTCGTTTGATAGAAAGGTAAGCCTGTGCTTGGGTTAATAGATCCTGTTGCATACAAGAATGGGCTATAGCCAGTTTCATTAAACGGGAATTGAGCTAAAATCTCATTTGCTAGTTGCAAATAATTCTTCAATGCGCCAAAACGGTTATAGAAGAAGCTTTGACGAGGACGTACTAAGATACCAGACTGTACTGGTTTTGGTAAGTTAGGATCAGGAACAACTGCACCTGATTCATCTACACCGCTCAAGCTTTCTAGCATTCTATTGTACAATGATTCTGGACGAGTTACGCCCGGTGTTCCTGGTAAGCCCGGTAAGAAATCATCTGTATTCTCACGAATCAATGTGTATGCGCTATGTGAAACATCATCATTAGTTCCAGTAGCAAAACCAACATGCATTACTGTATCAGTTCCGTTGATGTATTCGTCTGTGTTGTATAAGCCAAATGCATTTGGAAGCAATGGTGCAAAGTATGCGATACCTGTAGATAAAGGAGTAGTAATGTATGATTCGCAAATTGTATCTGATAATGTTTTACCTAATTGAGTAAAGACAATATTAGTGTTGCGTACCCAATAGAAGTATACAGGAACAATAGCGCCTGTGGAATTCAATACGTATTCAATCGCATAGTTGTCAAAGTCTTTTGGTGTACCTGGTCCTGCATAATTGTCAGGAGTAACATCACTTGTAATCCAGCTATATACGACAGGATTACTTCCCGGGAATACACGACCCCACCATTTGCTGTTATACACAACGTCATTGCTTTGGTGATAGTTAACAAACTTAGTTGCGCTAGTATCAAACCATAGTTGTCCAACTTGTGTTGCACCCCAAACAATAGTACCTGTGTTAGTTGCATTAGGACTATTGTATGACGCAGGATCACGGTTACTTGTGATATCAATGTTTTCAGCGACTACGCCTAAAATCTTACCCTGTAACGGATCGATGTAATCTAAGTTAACTAATGTGTTGTTTGTAGATGCACTGTATAATTGTGCATTCTGTATTGCACCAACATCAACAATAGGAGTTGAGTTGCGATAAACTGACCAGTCTGGTAAACCTACATTGTTTTTATAAATGATAACTTCACCATTAACTGTTGATGGTTTGAAGTTGGGTGTACCAACAACCACTTGATTATCATTAAAGTCTAATGCGGTACCATAATATGGTTGTGATCCATAATCACTTGTCAATGCATTAATACTCTGTGCATATACAAACTGACCAACATTGTTTAAGCTTTCATTGTAGTTACCTAGGTAGTCAAACATATATACTGCACCTGCATTGGTGTAAGTATCTACAAATTGAGTTGTATTGTTATCAAATAATGTGTCATTGTTGTAATTGTCATCATCGGATGCATCGAACGTTGTTTCTTCATAACGTGCTGACACTGGTGAACTTGCAATGAAAGATCCACTTTCGTTAAACTTAACAACTGTACCAAACTGTGTTCTACCTTGACTGTGTGGGTCATTGATAGTTTGAGTTAGTTGATATTTTTGAACACCCAATTGAGTCAAGTCTGTAGCAGACAATACTACAAGGCTTAATTTGTCATTGATGTTTGCTAGACCATTGTCGATAGTAGAAATAACTAGTTTACCGTTCATTGCAGTAGCGGTAACGTTAGTAATATTAGCAGAAGCAATTGCATTAGCGGCTGCTGTTGCATTACCTACTGGAATACGCACAGCATAACCATTCAATAATATTGTAGTTGCAACAGTTACATTACAATCTGTCGTGCCAGTAATAATACCATACTTGCCGCCACCGTCGGTGTAGCGATATACTGCACCTTCTTGGTTGTTTGAGTTGATTTCAAAAGGAGAACTAATTAAGATTTCAGTACCGTATGTATTTGAATCTAAACTATAACTATACTGTTCACCTATAGTTACATTATCTGGACCAACTAATGTCTCTAACAATACAAAATCTGAACTGCTTGTAGTGATAATGTCACCAGCAGTCAAGCCTTGGTAAACATATAATGTAGAACCAATGATTGCATAGTTATTGTCTGTAATTAGTGTACCGTTAACACTTACATACAACGGTGTTGTCTGTGCTACAGCAGACATAGTTCCGGTGCTGTTTGTTAATGTTAGTGCAGTACCATTACGTGTCAAAGAAACAGTAATTGTTGAACCAACAATAGTTTTGACATAGTAAACTTGGTTAACTGCAATACCACCAAATACAGTACCAGTAAAGACGATAGCGGTACCATTAGCACCCTCTGATAATCCGGCTACACTATTTAATGTAATAGCATTGCTTGTGATACTTGACGCTGTTGGTGTAGTTGTGCCGGTAGAATAAGCCATTGCAAATGTCTGTGGAACATATTGCTGGCTAGTATATTGCGCTTCAAAATTTTGAACCAAACGTTCGTAAATGTACGCTTGACCAGTGTTAACCACAGACGTATCAACACTAGGAGCACCAATAATCAATGTATCGCCATAGTAGTTGGTAGACAATGAGTAACCAAAGTTATCACCTGATGTCAATCCACTATCAGTAATATATGTGCTATATTCATATAGACCAGTAATCTGAGATTTTCTGTATACATATACTTTGTTCTCTGCATATGCACTGATATACAACCAGTTTCCATCAACAGAGAAAGCCATAGCTGAACCAAAGTTTGTTACACCACTCGGAGCTTGAATTGTTTGTGTTAAGCTTAATGTGTTCTGTGTAATAGTAGTAATTAAAGAATATACTTTAACTAGTCTATCTGCTAACGTTGCACCAGTTGGCTGACTGATAGCAAATGTGCTGCCGCTGTATGCAATTGCACTACCATAACTAGTTGAACCAGTTAATGTTTGTGCTAAATCGTAACGGTCAAACACCGGGTTATATGTATATCTATAAGCTTCGCCTTTAGTTGCATCACCTATTAGATATCCCAAGTCACCTGTAGTCGCTACTGCGCTACCAAATGTCTGTGCATTATCTCTTACTAATTCCAAACCCAGTTGATAGTTGATACTCTTGCGATACACAGCCCAATTTCCATCTGTGTTAGTATCAACCCAGACTTTGTTCTTGACAAATTCAGTGTTTAACAATGGTAAATTGTTGATATCGCTAGGTTGTGCTACACGCTGAGATTGGAATCTCATTACTGTGCCAGTGCCAGTTATTTTAGGAATAGATGCAACTAAGCTTAACGCAATAGTAACTTTATAGTTATCTACGACTGATTGAACGATTCTATAGCCGTCGATGTTTGTATCAAAGTTAATAATTGCAATAGTCTGATACTTAGTTAGATTATGTGGCTCTGCAAAAACTAATGTGACTGTGTTATTCAAATTGTTAATAACTTGAACTAACTGTCCATTTGAAACAGGAGTATAAACTTGCCATGTTCCATTGTAATCCGCAACCCAAACATACTCACCTACATATAATTTTTCTAACGGAGTCTGTGCAGTGTTCAAATCATTATAGTAATAACCATATGTAGTAATGTCATTAAAATTGACATAACCTGCATCATTGTACAACTTATTAGGAGTGTCTACTGGTAGTGTAGGCAATACATTTGGATCAGTGATCGGACGACCATAGTTGAATACAGAATATAATGGGACTTCTTGTTCAACACCATAAGTGTAATCACCGGTAGTCAACGCTACTGTGCTTGGGTTTCCAGATAAATCTGTTTGATTTAATCTAAAATCAATAAAGTTATTATCTAAAACGCCACCGAATTCGCCTGTCTTGATCGCCCAGTTTTCATAGATATCATAATCAATGCCACCCTGTGGTAATGTTAGACCCTTGAATGCACTAGCGGCATTGCGAGTACCCATCTGTTTAATCATGTTCTTATAAACATTGACTTGGGTAATGTCTGTCAAATCAGCAAGTGCTAGATAGTCACGTGGGCGATATCCGATCAATGACCAGCTTAATAAATCACTGTCTCTGTCTAAGTTACTTTTGTTTGTATCATAGAATAATGCAGATTCATATGAACGTGTTGAGCCGTTAGGTAACAACCCTTTTTGAATCTCATTGTAATTTGTTTCTTTCCATGCTTTTGGATCAAATACTGTGCTTGCATCAATAACTTTAGTAGCAGTCCAATATTTGTTCTTGTACAATACGATAGAACCTTTGGTATACTTTGTTGTATTATTCCACTCAAGAATGTTATCTTGATTCAATATGAAACCTTGAGCGTCAATTGTACCGTTCCAATCAGCAGTTTTTGTACCGCGTGAAAGAATGCGATTTTGGCGTAATCCTGTTACTAGGTTGTAAAGAACGTCATTGAATAATGTGACGTTATTGAAAACGATACCATGCTCAAAGTTACTGATGTTGAATTGACCGTACGCAACAGTATCACCTTCATTTAATGGTGTTGCTGTAAACAATGTACTATCACGAACTACGGATAGGTCGCTAGATTGAATTGGATACAAGTTTTGATTCAATACAAAGTTTTGCTTGTGCAATGTCAATGGTTGTACAACATAGCTATCACGATTGATAGCGATTGTGTTGGCTGACGGATTCAAGTTAATTAAGCTACCTACTTCCCAACCAGACTGTACCCAGTATAGCATTTCTGCTACCATTTGACGCCAGTTGATGTCCAAGCCACTTTCAATTTCTTCAAACACAACACCTTGTTTTTCTAGGTAATGTCCATAACTACCTAAGAATTGTGCTAAGTCTTGTACATTGTAGAACTCAGTTCCATATGGAACTAATACTGTCTTATCGTTGTAGTATTCTTTAGCAACCTGTGCTGATAATTTTTCAACCGTGACAAGATTGTAGTTGCCATTAATCTTAGGAACACTTGTAGTGAAATATGCAGTGTCTTGTGAGTTACCAAATACTCTCCAACCATTAGCTACTTTTTGTACAAGTACGCCACTATAGATAATCTTAGTAAATGGAATATTATCATACAACAATACATCATAACTTTCGTTAGGAATCAACAATGATGCATTTCTGCTGTTTGGAGTTCCTTTTTCTACGTAGAAGTTCAACAATGTCTTGTCACTGAAACCAGCTAAACGATATGCCAAACGAACATCCAAGTTGTCTAGCAAATTAGTAATATTAGTTGTTGCATCAACACCTAACTGTTTCTCGTAGTCAACGATCCAGTTGATATATGAAGTTTTAGCAGTGCCACTACCATAGATTTCTACATCACTGATAACCAAGTGACTACGGTTGTTGACTAAGAATTGATTGAATTCTGTATTGTATTTGTAATTGTCAACATCAACTCCCAAGTTATAGAACTCTGCGGGCTTGGTCAATGATAACAACTTCATCAAATCGAATGGCCATGTACTGCTTCTACGATATGAGAATTCAGTAGGAGCAACATCTCCTACTTTCCAATCATGACGGAATGTGCGTTCTTCATAGTTGCCAACCATCACATCAAATGGTGACAGTAAATTACCTTGGCTATCTACTGGGATAACTTCAAGTAATTGCGGTCTTACAAATTCCGGGATAACAATAGGGTTACCGTTGTTCCAATTAATACCTGCGGCTAAGTCGCCCCACAACACTAAGTTATCACTTGTGTATGGTGCTGAGCCATATCGACCAGTCCACCATGATGGCATATCACTGAAGCCAACCATTTCCCATGGTGCAACGTTAGGTTGTGAGCAATCATAGTAGTATTGGTATATACCTCTCCAATAACCCTGAAGTATCTGCTCCCCATTAACATTATTACTTGCTTGGTTGTAGTTATAAGTAAATTGGTCTGTTGAATTGTATCTTTGTGTTTTATAATCAACACGGTTCTGACCAATCCAATTTAAGAAATTCTGTGAGTAAATGCTGATGATCTCATCGTATGAGTAACCAGTATCTCTGAAGAAACCAGGGATAACATTATAGTCACGAATAGGAATAATGTCACTCAATTTTAAGTTGTTGTAAACTCTAGTTTCGAACTCTAACAATACTTTGTCTCTAAAGTCAATTAATTGACCATCGATATAATCACCATACAATCTGTTGTATGATCCATCATGACCACGAATAAAGTATGTAGGTTGTAGATAGTTGCTATCTAAAATTACTTCAGGAATGAAAGATGGATACAATCCTAACTTAGTAGGTGTGTTGGGAACATATGAACCATATGTTTGGTTATATTCTTTGATTGTTACTACGTCCCCTGGCACCAAATCCTTAGTAATAGTCAAGCTAGGACTATCTGTGCTTACTATATAATCAACATTGATAATCAACTGACTAGTTACAGGATTGTTATTGACTGTACGTGTCAAATAAACAAGAACTCCGTAGTAATTTGACTTTGAAAAATCATAGATTCTAGTCAATGGATAGATACTCAAATCCAATGAGTTAGCAAATGTATATGAATTTGTTGCATACGCAGATTTACTAGGTAACATATCAGACCAGAAGAATGGCGCAGAGTCAACTTTACTTGCAGTAATTTGATCCAATGCATTGTCTAGCATTGTTGCTGGAGTTTGATATGCTACATAATCTGTACTATTAACGGTATCTACTAATAGATTTTTAAACGTAATGTACTGTTGACTATTGTATTGTAATGCATCAACTAAATTGTGATTTTGTTTACGTAGGAACGTACCAGGTAAAACTAAGCTTGCACTGTTCTGGATAATCTTTGTTCCCCATGGAACAAGATTACCTAAGTCACGATAGTTGTTTGAACCAAATACTTGTCCTGTTGTATTTGGGTTGTTGTAGAAAATACTTTGATATTGACCACGAATGTCACCGACGTTAGCTGTTGTAATATCAGCGTTGAACGGATTGTTCTGTAAGTTGATAGGTACTTCGTAGTAAGCAGTTGGGCTAACTTGGTCACTTAGTATAGCAACTTCAATTACAGTATCAACCAATGTATTAGGGGGTGTGAATGTAATTACTGTTGAATTAGCAGTAATTGTATAAGTGTAGGTTGACGGGGACTGTAGTTCATTGTTGACGTACAGTTGAACATTAGGCCATACAGTATTAGTTGCGGCTGCAATATCACATGTATATGTTGTGACTGGGTTAGTTGCAACATAATCAAAACTAAAAATCTGATATTGACGACTTTCCGCAACAGCAGTTTGCCATCCTAATGATCTAGTGAATGAACTTGATGTGCTAAAGTTGTGAACATATCCTGTATTAACTTTTTGTGTTACAGGTGTGGAACCTTTTACATAATTGAATGTAGAAGAATTTAAAGGAACATCAAAGCTAATGTCGCCCACATTGTTAACTGATGAATAACGCAATGGGAAACCCAAGATGATATCGTTGATACCACTACCAATACCATAACTGAATAGTTTGTTACCTTTGAAGCTTGTACCGACATATACTGTACTGTCACCAAAGCTTACACCATCAGCATCGTAAATGTCAAACAATGGTGCTTGGTTAATAGTTGTTTTTTGTTGTGCATCAAACCAATTCACACCATCAAAGTAGAAATCCTTACCTTGGTTATAGAAGCCCTTGAATGCAAATGTGCATTCGTTTGGTAATACCAAACCATCTTGTACTTCTGTCAATGTAATTACCGGGGCTGATCCATTAATGCTTGAAAAACGTACAATGTATATTTTGTTACGTACATCAATGTTTGTATCTTTAGAGAATATAATCTTTGCACCATCATACAATGCATAGTCATCATTAGACAGATCATTAGCTACCAATGAAACATTAGATACTGATGCAAATGATGTAGAGTAAGGCCATGTAACTGTTAGTGTTAGTGTAGTTGTTCCAGAAATTGCTGAAATTTGTGCATTACTTGGTAATATTCCAGCAGAGTCAGTAATAAATTGACCAACTTGGAAAGTTCCAATACTTGCACCAGTGGCCGTTGTTGGGCCTACGTCTGATGCAGGTACAGTAATTGTGGTTGAAGTTGTAGATGATGCAGATGCAATGCTTGCAGTCGATGCTGTATAAACTTCTACGTCAGGGTAATAATTTAATTGGCCAGCAACTTGAGTAAATGCATCCGTAGTTCTTTCATCAAAGAAATCAATTGGTTGTTTACCTACAACACCATTGTTAAACAACTTCAAATTAGGATAAAATTCAATAATAGGGCGCTTTGCCTTATTATCTTTTGTTGCGTACTTGGTGGCAATTGTAGGATCATTCAAGTATCCTGCAGTTGCGTTGATAACGTCAATGTGGAACCAACGGTTACTACGTGACCATGCATTTTTATCAATACTGTTACGAGCGATAGTCATGTAGTCCTGATATACAGGAATGTACAATGTGCTGTCATAGTTACCAATATCATATGGTAACGTGTCGTATGGGGTATATGTTCCACTAGTGAACGGTTCAGGTGCTATCAAGTCGGCTGCATTTAGCAACTCGATTGCAGTACCAACACCTTGAACGTAGTATTCACCTGTCTTGTAACTTGCAGGATAAATGCTACCAGCAAATGTCACTTTTAATCCATTAGTAAACACAACACCGTTAGGTGCAGTATAATTCTTTTGACCTAAAATGTCATATACGTTAATCTGATTAGTTGTATTGCTGTTGATTAATTTTATAACACCAACTTTGTCTGCAACAGTACCATCTTGGTAATACAATGTGTCAAGTAAGCTACTTAGGTATGGAATTAAATTGATATTACCTTCAACGTTACGATAGAAGTTTCTTGATTTCCACTGAGTACCATATACTGCTGTGATTTTTTGGTTTGTAGGAATCGAAGCATATGGTACTAATTTTAATACAGGGTCAGACACTGATCCAACATATGTAATTCTGTAGAACGTTGCAGATACATCTGTGTAATATCCACCACCGTAGTTTGTTTCGTTTAATTCTACGCCAGGGTATGTATATGGATAGCCACCATCGGGCGCAATAGATCCTGTTGTTTGTTCGTCATACAATGTTGTGTCATAGAATGCACTAACAAATCCAGTTTCATTCAATATACCGGTATTGTAGAACATCACTGTTAGACCGTCTAATGAAGTTACTCCGTCAATATCCTTTACATAGCTCAACAATTGACCGTCAATTTGTTCAAATGGAATACTAGATACAACGTCAACTGTGTTGTTACCTGGCAGATCATATTGGTCTTGTGCGTTCTTATAAGGCACAGTAAATGTAACAACACCTGCTTCAGCGCCGTTATTCTCTACACCCAAAATGTCACGTGTCTGTACGTTAGTTTGTGTTGGATCATAACCTGTTAAGCCTGGCTTACCTTGTATCCAAAATGGACTATTCTGATTAACAGTGAAAGTATATGTACCGCCACGAATCAAAGTCAATGATGGGTTAGTTGAGCCACTTGGATTAATATCGCTAGAAATATTATATCCGTTAGGCAAATCTACTACTGTGTAATCGCTTGCGTTATAAACAATGTCTGTTGCAACTGTAACTGCAGGTGCGCCTGTTGGCAACCAATAGTATTGATTGAAGTTGATTAGTTTATCTAAATCAACAAATGGATCCCAAGAATAGAATTGACTATTAAACAATCTATCATTGTTATTAGTAATACCACCATTCAATTGTACTGCATCAACAATACCAGGGTAGCTGATAAAATCAACTGCTGTGGATGTATTTGTTTTTGTGAATACGACTGCTGGATCTAATTGATAGTCTGTGCGAGTCTTTGTTGGTTCTATTACATATTTGTCTTTAGCGTTAATACCATATCCAAACTTACTACCAACATAGCCTTCAATCTTCATCGTATTTGGTTGATCTACGATTTGATCTAGTGTGGCTCCTAAAAATTGTGCGTTAGTAGGGGTCTGAAATACTTCAGGTAAAAAGTTTAAAGTTCTGATTCTTGCTGCCATATAACTCTCTAGTTGTTATTATATACTTATCTTATTTGTAATTGCACGGGTGTTAAAGCGGCGATTACTACAACATCATTTGCTGTTGCGCCATTCACAAAAATTTCATAAGGGGCTGATTTAATTTCATATAGATCACCAAAGTTCATAGTTGGATCATTTGGTACTAGAACGATAGAGCTTACTAAATCTCCCATCTGTGCATGTAGATATGCACTTAATTCAGAGAAATAGAATGTATCACCAAAATTCCAATTATTAATATTGAAATAGTTATTCATCGCAGTTAATGTGGCACTACGTATTTCACTATCACTTGCATTAGTTGATTGTGACTTGATGACTTTAATAGTGCCCTGTAATTGTGGTACTGCTTTACTACCGAACAATGGAACAAAGCGAACACTGTTCGGTATCACATTGTCAGTCAACATTTTATAATCATCTAACCCACCATACGCCTGTTGCAATTCACTGATGGTTGGTACATTTGGTTTTGGAACTGTATTGGTTGTATCCTGTATCCAATTTTGATATGCGGTATAATACGCTTGTGTTACCAAATATAAGTCAATAATGTTTGTAGTTGCAGGATCAATACGTGTAGTATTGTTACTATTGTGACGATATTGGAATTGCAAGCCCTGGCGACCAGGTTGCATAGAATATTGTGGCTGTTCAACCATAATATAGTATGGTGTTGTTACCGTTGTATCTTGTACACTAGTGTAGAACTTGTTTTCAGCATATGCATAGAACAACTGTCCTAGTGGGTATTCATATTTCACAACTTCAATAGTACTTAGGTTAGAATATTGATATACAACTTCTGAAGTAGGAATAACTTGATAGCGTGATAAGTTAACTGCATCCTGAATCAATTCAAAGAATGCATAGATACCAATGTTAGCATTGCCAACTTGATATCCAGTGATTGTATTGAAAAAGTCAGGATCAATGATAATCTCTTTGTTGTTTACATCGATACTTGCAACTTCAACTTCAAAGTCATTGACATATCCATCGGATTCTACAGTTTGACCTACAACGTTGACCGTAACTGGTTTGGTCAATGCATAATTGCTTCCAGGCTGTGTGTTTGTTTCTAACATCTTAATGTTGTCAGAAAGAATTTTACCAGTCACTGGATCATACACTAACTTGCCAGTTTCAAACCAGAAACGAGTATCAGCCACTGATCCGAAATAATAACGTAATGATTTGTAATAGACAGTATAAACATTGTTGCCCATACTTTCAAAGTTTACAAACCAGTTGTCAGCGTTATATGCTCCAATAGACCAACGATCCTGTGATGTTAGTAAAGAATTATTGAAAATTAGACTGAAGCTTTGATTCAATTCCATTCGAATTCGTGCGTCAGTCAACACTGTACTTGGTAATGTATTCTGGAATGCAGGAATAACTTGATTGATAATTGCACCGCTTGGAATGTATTCATTCAATGATACTGGGCCAGTACCATTACTAAAGTTACCAGTGCCGTTATTATAACCATCACCAATAACACCCAATACTGTTGTCCAGAAGAATGTTGTATCAGTTGGAGTTGCAATACCTGCAACTAAACGATTATTTTTATCAAAATAATAACCACTAGGAGCAACAACACGAATCATTGAACCCGGTGTGATGTACTTAACATCATGTGTTGAGTATGTGCCAATAGCTATTGGAACATTTGTTGAGCCGGATATATTGTAGAAATAACCAGTAACGCTGTTAGTATCTACTGTACTTGTATTCCAATATACAGTGCCATCACCCGTTGCGATATTAATATCATATCGTGGATAGTTCTGTAGATAATATTGTTTTGCTCTATTATCAGCTAACGCATTTTTCAACGAATCAGTTAAGAACTTGATAATGTCACCGGTGTTGTTGATAGTTAATGGCAACCAACCATTTTTACTATCTTGATATAATGCACCATCATTTGCAAATGAGTTGGTGCTAGAGTATTTTCCTGTAGGATCAAGTAAGTCTAAGTTTTTACTCACGCCAACAGAAGTTCGGTTAATAGCCTTGCTTTTAATAATTGAACTGTATAATGTATATGGGAAATTGTTGTAATCTTCACCATTAACCATTCTGTTTTGTGTGTAATAGCGGGCAGGTGCACGTAACTTAATATCTGCTAAAGTTTCTCTTGCTTGTGCGGTTGACACTGGTAATTGTAATTGTAATCCTAGTGTTAGTGCCTCTGTTCTTCCTGTTCTGCTAATATACTGTATTGTTACTCCAATACCTTGCATTTCAGTTGGATCAATAGTATATGTCAATGCATTGCCTGCACGTACATATGCTCTAAATGTTCCTACTGGTGCTTCGGAAAATACTCCATCACCGAAAGTGTAACTAACTTGGTCATTGAAACGTGAAACAACACTGAATACTTTCTTTGTGGATTGTGATGAACTTAATGTTGCGTTTGCATAAACGCTTTCAACTTCTTTCCAAAGTATTCTTTCACCATTGTTAGTATTCAATTGATACAACCAAGTATCAGAGTTATTGATACCCTGAATGTCAATGTCCACAACTTGGTTGCTTACTTGCTGTGCCAAGTTGAAGTCAAAATTCTGTAATGTTCCTTGCTTGAAGTAGAAGAAGAAACCTGTATTTGGGCTACCGTAACCCAGTTTGTCGTTACGATATAGCATGTTGAACTTACCTGTTGGTGCAGGTGGAAGTTCATAAACATAGTCTTGGTTAACGCTGGTAACACTGCACAATTCAAAGTTCATGTTAACTGTATCAACAGTTGAACTGAACGGAATTACAGGAAGACTATTGCTTGGGATTTGAATAGCATATTCGCTAGTCTGCACCCCTAATAGGTTTGCGGTATTTCCAGGACGACCGATCTTTTGACTGTTAATCAATGTAGCATTGATAATTGTGTTGAACTGCTCTAACCAATTTGCATTTGCCGGATCATTCCATAGGATAGTCTGATTGCTCAAATTGATACCGTTTAAGTCGGTCAATTGTTCAGTAGTGCGAATGCTTGTAACTTTGATATAGCCTTGTCCTGCGATATTTCTTTTAGGATTATAGCTTACTAAGTTAGCTAATTTGATAACACTATCTCTACGTTCAGCAGTATCAATGAAGTTTTCGCGGGTGTTTAAATCATTACGGAAAGCGATACCCTGACCCATGTACGCAATAACGTCCATCAATGCGATAAATTCGCTTGATTCGATATAGTCGTTGAAGGTTTCTGGGTAGTATGCACGTAAATAATCGATGAAACTCTTACGTAATGTTTCGTAATCGTAGCTTCTAAAGTCAGCTTCACGGAAGGTCTGATAAATCGCTTTCCAATCGTTGACACCGAATAAACTTGATTGTCTTGAACTTGTAGCCATGGTTAGTGTTCTCTTTTATGTATTTATCATAAATGAAAACACCGGTTTTTTAGGGTTGTAGCGTGGCTTGATTAGTTAGATTGTCAAAAAAGACGTTTACAGTGGATGCTTCATTGAACGGAGCAATGGCTAATTCTACTTCAAGTAGAATACCATTGTCCTGAGGATAGGATTTGACACTGTTAAGTATCAATCTAGGGTCGCCGTTTGCAATGCGTTTGATTTCATCTTCAAGTTTAAATTGCGTTTGTGCGTCATTTGGTTCAAATATAAAAGACCATAATGTCGTACCATATGCAGGGTTTCCTACTTTTTGTCCCTGTTGTATGTTTAATGCATTGATAAAGTCCTGCAATACTAACGGGGCATCAACAAGACGAAATTTCTTACCCGGGTTCAGTGATTGCAAGACGCCACCGACGCCACCATCAACTCCCGGTAATGCAGTAGTGGTCTTGGGTTTGTTAGCATTAATTGTTGAAAAACCTATGTATGTTGCCATAATTTATCCTATCATTACTATTTAAGCCGTTTTGGTTGATAGACTATCTAACAACTTATCACGTTCTGCTCGTTTAGCATCATACTCATCAATGAGTCCGTTAATCTTTCTCATTAGTACCCTTGCATCTTCTAATGCAACATCAATCTGAGGATCACCTGACGGTAAGCTATTATTCAAATCATCATATGCGGCTTTTTTAACTGCATAATCTTTCTTCAAATCTAATATTACTTTGCGTCTAGTATCAATATCTTTTTGAATCACATCAATTTGCTCATGTATTCCTAACAAACGCTTGATTTCCGCAGTAGAAGAGGTTTCTCCTGTTGTCGCTGGATTACCTGCAAAGTTTGGTACAGGGATCTTTGTGCTTCCAAAGACTGAGCTTAACTGCGCAGTTAATCCGGTTCTATCTGTTGTATTCAATCCGACTGTCGGAAGCTTGATTGGAATAGCACCCCCTGAACTTAGAGATCCAATTGCAGAATTCAATGCCGCGGCTGCTCCAGCTGGTAATCCTGCACTTGCAAGTGCTTGTAAACTTGCGCCTGGGTTTTTTAGTTTGTTCAACAAGTCTCCGGCTTGACCACCCAATCCTCCACCTGATGTGATTGATGCAGTAATTTGACCTATTGCTCCGGATAATTGTGATACCCCTGGTATTGAATTCAATGCTCCGGTTGCGTTGTTAACGACTGTAGAAATTGCTTTCTGTGCTCCGGGTAGTGCACCTAAACCAGTTGATATAGAATTAGGCAATATTGATGTTACTGCGCTTTGTGCTTGTGTCACTAAATTAGTAGATGCTCCTGTAGCTGAAGTTACTGTTGCTAATGTGCCGGTGGTTGCATTGGTCAACGATGTTGTTGCGCCCGCTAATGCGTTTGTTGCAGATGATGCTACACCAGAAGCAATTGATGATGCGGCTGCGCCTGAATTAGTTAACGCACTAGTTGCAGAGGCTAGCCCTGATGATAATTCAGTTCCAGTATTTTGTGCGGACTTGACTGCATCATCTGCAATCTGTTTCATATTCTGCGGGACACCTGCTTTTAATTTAGGGAATGAATTTGTAATCGCAGAGAATGCTGACCCTGCTAAACCTTTAGCACTGTCTAATAAACCACTTACTCCTTTACCTAAGGAATTTGACAGACCGCCCAATGAGCTAGCTAATGAGTTCATGCCACCTGTTAATGTTGATGACATATTTGCCGCAAAATTGCCCGCAGATAACATAGAAGATGCTGACCCTAATAGGTTATTGGCTGCGCCACCTAATGCATTACTAATTCCACCTGTAACTGATCCTAAGGCTCCACTAGCCGCATTTTTCAGTGCGCCTACAGTTGCACCTAATCCCGCAGTTGCAGTTGATGTGACTAGGCCAGCAATCTGACCTGCTGATTCTTTGCCTGTAATAACACCTGCATTAGTTAATTGCGTCTGGGCAACCTGTAATCCTGCCACAGCAGTTTGAACTTGTGCCACTGGATTGTTTATATAAGAAGTCAGGTCTGTAGCGCCGGGTTTACCTGTAAACAATGATGGTGGCAATGCTTGTGCTACAGTCTTACCTGCTTGTACTTGTGCATTAGCCAATGCGGCTGCGCCTGCCTTAATTACGCCGCCTGTTTCCATTTGTTGGAATGTCTGTGCCATTTGTCCAACAGCCGCAACATTGGCCCCAGCTTGTTGAATAATGCCTGCGCCTGATTGTATTGCGGTTGCAACGTTTGGTAATGATTGCGCCGTAGTTGCTATTTGTCCAACTATTGCAGTAGTTGCATTTGGTGGGATTGCCGCGCTGACTGCACCAGTCACTGGCACGGTGCTTGCAATAGATGGGGCGACAGGTGCTGTAGGTGTTGCAGGCGTCGAGTTATTTGCGGCTGCTACGGCTGGTGATGGAGCTGATGGGAAATTAGCTTCTGCACTATTATCAACTTTAACATCAACCCCTTGATTTGCAGCCGCCCATGGTGCATGTGCAGGGGCTCTAGTTACAATACTTAACAATGATGCAGGTGCCGCCGCCCAACCTTTATCTTTATCAAACAAACTATCAGTGTGTGCAACAGTGGTAAATGGTTTTACATCAGATGGACTTAATGATGGTTCGCCTGTGTTCAAATTAACTTTAGACCCATTGACATATGTAACAGCAGAACTAGCAAATCCAGCATCTCCTGCAGATTTTAATGTCATTTTACCATCAACTTTTACAGTATGGTTGTTCGTTACTTGGGTAGCATAATCAGTGCCAACCTTTACTTCAGTTTTCTTATCTGATTGTAACTTGATATTTTCACCGTACAAGTTTAAATCTTTTTTAGCATTGATATTAATGTTGTTATCAGCGTGTAAGTTCAAGTCACCTTGTGTACGAATATTAACTGAGTTAGTTGCGTACATATCAATCGTACCCTCTTTACCTAACTCAATATAACTTTGTCCATTAGCATGAATAATGAATAATGTTTGTCCATCGTCACTCATTAATATCTGGTGACCCATGCTAGTGCGTAATCTAATAAGTTGGTCACGTCCAATAAGGTCGCCGTCGTCCATTACGATACTATGTCCAACTCTGCGTGATACTATTTTCAATGCAGAATCACTACTAGAAGCTAGAGATTCTGCAACATTTTCATCAGTAAACCCACCCTCGTATATAGGTCGACCTGGCGTGTTTACGCCCCAGCCTACACGACTAGGACTTTCACGTTGCGCACTTGTTCCAATTGAACCTCTGATAGTATCACGTATCAAACCTTGTTGTGCTAATACACCCGCAAGATAGCTATGAACTGGCTTTGGTTGATTGTAGAATTCGCTAGAGTTGTTTATTTCATCATTGTTTGAATTGATATTCGCTACTGGAAGTTTAGTTGCGCCACCATAGCTATTTGCTTCGCCTTCATTAGTAACAACTGTTTCAGCAGAACCAATGGCAGGAACCATGTATAATGCTTCAGGTTTAGGTACACAACCAATCCAATAGCCATAGTTAGTATCACCGTTGATAAAGATACAAATAACTGTCGTACCAATATCAGGCGGACTGTTCCACATGCCATAACTACTAGGGTTTTGTAAATATGTTCCATATCCTGTGCTCGGTGCATCACCTTGTGTAACACCATAAAAAGGACTCATGTAATTTACTGTTGC